CATCATCAATAAAATGTTGCCCCGCCGCCTGCATTGCGGAGGCTTTTAGCTGGCGATATACGTCCATATTCGCCAGCATCGGGGCGAGAAAATCCCGCGTTTGCGCATCGCCGAACATCGCGCCAAGGTTAAATTTCTCCACCATGGCCTGTAGCGCGTCGCCGCGCGCGGAAAGATCCTCAATCTTCATGGTTTGCCTGAAGGTGTCGAGGATCTGCGGGTTCATTTTCTCCAGTTGCATCTGCACGATGTGGGCCATCGCTTCGGTGATGCCGATGCCGTTTTGCTGATGCTCCAGCAGCGATCCCTGAAGATCCACGCCCTGGCGGGCAAACCAACTGTCCGTCTCTTTCGAGAAGGTAGATTTCAGGAAATGGTCGAAATTCGCTGCCGCCGCGCCTGCGTCAGGGGCGTTTTTCATGGCGATTTGCATCGTTGCGGTCAGTTCCGCAATGCCTTCTTTCCCCTGAGCGCCGGTTTTTCCGGCAAAGGCGTTAATCCACTGGGTTTGTTCTGCAACAGAGCCGCCGCCGCTTTTTGCCACGCTGTACAGCATACTTTGCGCAAAACGGAAGTCGTCAGGGGCGATGTTCAGTTTGTCGCGAGTGGCCAGAGCCGCCTGCGCCCAGCTTTGCGCGCTGTCGCGGGAGGCGGTCGCGGCTTTGGCGATATCGGGCATGTAGCGGCTAAGATCCTGCAATGCGCTGACGCCGCCTTCGATCATCGTGGCGGCGGCGCTTTGCAGATCTTTTTGATCCTGATTGAAATCAAGGCTCCAGTCGCGGATATTCAGGCTCAGGGCGTCCCGCGCGGTGTTATCCATGCCGCCTTTCGCCGCCATATCGACCATGTTGCCCTGAAATTCGTAAGGCAGCTTCCAGTCGGGAGTCTCAACGTTCAGGAGCTTGCCGAGTTGTCCGGCGAACGTTTGTGTTTTTTCCAGCAACCCGGCGCGCTGTTTATCGTTCTCTTCCCGGCGAAGGGCGGAGTTAGCGAGCTGTTGCGTAAGCCGGGTGATTTTTGTTTGCTCAAAGCTGAGCGTGTGCAGCGTGCTGGCGTTGAGTGAGCCGTAACGGGCTATTGCCTGCGTCAACGTCTCATTACGCGCCTGAAGCTGAGTAATAATGTCGTTGGCCAAAATAGTGTCTCGTATAAGTTGCCCGGTAACAGGCTGCTTGCCGGAAAAAGGACAGGGAAGGAGTGAACCGGGCTTGGGTCAGGAAACCCGCAGGCATTAAGCCTGCGAGTCGTATTCGTGTTTAATTTGCGCGCTGGCTTCGTCCAGCCAGCAGGTAAAATCGTCAACCGACAGCGCGTCAATTTCACTGGGCGGAAAGCGAAACCACCTCGCCAGCAGCGCCATTGCCTGCCACAACTGCTGTGGGTTCTGTAGCCATGCTAAGCATGGCCTGAAATCGTTTCTGCAATGCCTGATAGTCCAGCAGATCCATTTCCGCCAGATCTTCGGCTACCAGCCCGGTCATAGCCGCCATCAACGGCTCATCCCACTCTTCCGGTTTATCGCTGGCGCGTCGCGCGGCGCGCATATCTTTTACCTTCAGGCGACGTAATTGCAGAACGTCGATACGTTCCCCGGCGGCGGAGGTAAACGGGAATTGCAGGGTATATTTTTCGTTCATGGTGTAGTCCTTATTCGTCGTGTTAAATTCGGGGCCGTAGCCCCGAAGTAATTAACCGCCAATATTATTGCGGTAGGCATTTAATTGATCCGTGCCATTTACGCGGAAAATATTCGCCAGATAATCCAGTTCAAGAAGCGTTTCACCGTCAACCACCTGTTTAATATAAGTGCAGCCGAAGGCGCTGCTGAATTCCGGGTTTTCATTCTGTTTAAACGTTCCCAGCGGGTTCTTTTTAAACATTACGGTCATATGCGTCACCAGCGCTAACTGATCCGCTTTACCCTGCGAGTTATAACAATCGATGCTGGAGCGGCACTGCAATGCCACCGCCTGCCACGGGTTTGCCGTTTTACGCATGACGTCGTGGTAAAATGAGTTCCATTTAATTTCACCTTCCAGTTTGTCAAAACCGGCAGGCAGTTCAATTTTACCGACCATCCCCAGCGCTTTATGCTCCTGCATAATCATGCTGATATCAGGCAGTTTAATTTCACTCGCGCGACCTAAAAGATTATTACCATCAAGATAAATATTGGCGTTGGTAATACGGTTAATTTGAATTTTTCCAGCCATTAGCGATTGCTCTCCAGAGAAACTAAATATTCAGAGGTAATTTCGGTTTCAAACGTCAGACGTTCCAGCGGCGGCGGCGGGGTGAATTTGTAGCTCAGCAACAGATGCCCGGCTGCCAGTTCAGTCTGTTCGTTACGCGCCGGGTCGTACCAGCATTCAAAGCCCAACAACGCGCCGTCGGCAATCAGCTTGCGACCCCAGGTGTTCACCGATTCGGTTAGCGCATCGATCAGCGCCTGGTTTATCGGCATATCCATATACTGCTGGCTGAAATAACGAATCGATTCGTTGATTACATCGCCGGTACGGCGCACGTTCTCAAAGTTACGCATATGAGTAACCGTCGGCCAGGCGGCGGTACGGTTACCCCACAGGCGCAAACCGGAGCCATAGCTGTTGAAGATGGTGGTGATGCCGTTTTCATTCAGTTGATTCACTTCGCTTTGCGGATCGTCGATCATCGCTGACAGCGAGCGCTCTACGCCGGTAATGCCCTGAATTTCTTGGTTTGAGTTGCTCCACCAGAAGCCTTTTTCCAGATCCACTTTGGCACGCAGGCCAGCGGCGCGGGAGGAGAGCGGCTCCAGGACTTCGCTGTCCGTCGCGCTGTCGTACACTTTAACGTGCGGATAGCACAGACGCGCGCGATCGGAACTGGTATTGAAGTTAATCGCCCCCTGCGGGCCGCGCCCTGCCAGAACCTGCTGGAAAGTCGTGCCGATGGGCGCATCAATGTAGGTAATGGCTCCCAGCGCTTCTGCCTGAGCGATAAGCTTAACGGCGACCGAGTTTTGCGTACAAAAGACCGGCGCAATCAGGATCTTTGCGTAAAAACCAAACTGGTTCCAGGTGTCCTGTAACAGCTTCATGCCGGTACGGTCACCCGCGGTGTTTACCGCGCCAATAATATCGGCGGCAGTCACTTTGGTGGGGTCCGCGTAAGTATAATTTACATAGGCCTGAACGCCGGGTTTCAGGTTGGTTCCCATGCAGGTGATTTTACCGGTCAGCATATCAATGGTGTAATCGGTGCCTTTGATATAAGCGTTTCCGGCGTTCGTGCTGCGGCCAATGTTCATCGTTTGCACGGCCCCGTGCTTGAGTTGAATCTGACCGTTGTCATCAACCTTCACGGTTTCACTGGGAATGGTACTTTTGTGTACCGCCGGATTCAGCACGTTAATCACCACGACCGTCCCCGCGCCGTGATCGTAGATCGCCTTCAGCGCCTGCGGGATGGTGAAATTTGCCAGGCCTGGGCCAAACTGCGCCGCGTCGCTTTCAGAAAGGCACAGCGTTGGCTGGTTAACCGGGCCGCATGGCGCGGTGCCGATCAGACCAATAACCGCAGATTTAACCGCCTTAACCGGACGTGGGCCGGTTTCGATCTCAATGGTCTCTACACCGTGCAGGTAATTAGCTGCCATGGACAATTTCCTCTTCATTAGTTTCTACTTCTTGCGTAACCACTGGCACCAGGTGACGGCGGGCAATCATGGTGATTACCCACTCGTTATCTTCCGGCAGCGAGATTTCGCTATTGGGCCACAGTAAGACTTCCTGACCGTCGGCGAGCGTGACGCCGCTTGCCGGGCCACTGTAGATATATTTCATTGAATTTCCTCATAATTAACGATTGTCAGCAGGGGGGAGTCCTTGCTTTCCTGTTCCGCGATAAACAGGGTGCTGGCGGTCATATCCAGGGCGTAACGGCAGAAGTTTGCGGCGTCGCCGATATATTTTTCGCTTTCCAGCCAGAGCGGACGATCACAGTCGGGAAGTTCAATGCCCCCCAACGAACGACGTAGACGATCCAGCGCGTTTATCGCGTCACTTATTTGCGGAACAATAACGGTGGCGGAAATCCGGATTAGTTGTTTTTGTACCGTGGCATTCGTATTTTCTGGGGCGGTAAAAACCGAACCGCAGTAGTGAATTAATACCGTTACCTGCTGTCCTGTTGGGATATATACTTTCGCATCGGTTGATGAAATATGTATATCCATATCAGGGTTTAATTCACGTAGTCTATTCGCCACGGTATGTATAACAGATAATGTTTCCATATACGGTTTTCCTTGATTTACCGGGAGAGATAATATTCTCTCTTCGTTATCGTTCAGACGTATTTTGATGTATCAGGCATCAGGCGTCTTTTAATCTCCTTTAGAGAAAAAAGTTAAAACAAATAAAAAATCCCCGGCGTATAAACGACGGGGATTTGTTTAATGGTTACCTCGTTGAATCAGTTCTATTTTGCTATATAGCGCATCCAGTTTTGCTTCCAGAACGGCCTGGCCGCGAAGATAATCCTCGCGGCGGACATAATGCAGCGGTAAATCGGCGCGAAATTCCAGAAATTCTCTCTCCAGCCTGGACCAGCCCGCTTCTGATTCGCGCCGGGCAGCTTCCAGTGCTTCAAAACGTTCATTCAGCCGTTTTTCAATTTGCGCCAGCAGCAATTTACCGGCAGCAAACATTAATCCAACAAACGAAAGTAAGAGGGAGATGACTTCCCAAAAATCGATACTGAGTTTCATTACTCCCTCTGATTAATGAATGCAGCTAGCCTGCCCCCATTGCAAATAACGGGGAGCATGTTGGTATAAAATCGCTTTGGGGTAGTGACGATTCTCGCGCCAGTTTGCGGCGCTGCGCCCGGCGTTAACGCGTTCTACATGTTCAAACCAGATGGACGTATCTAACCCCTTTGCGGCGGCCAGCTTTTTATCTCTGTTAACCCAGCCTTGCCCGCCGTTATAGGCGCTCAGAGTGAAAGCCATTCGCTGGCAGCTATTTTTTGCTAACACGCTTTTCCACAACTGGCGGTCATACTGTACCAGCGCGCGTATCGCCCAGGCGGGATTAAACGGCTTGTTCTCGCGAAGCGCTGGGTACAACTGGCTTACCCATTTTGCCGTTGCGGGCATAAATTGCGCCATACCCTGCGCGCCAGCCGGGGAACGGGCGTCAGGCGCCCAGCCGGATTCCTGATG